CCGACATATATTGTCGTACTTTTTATTTAAAGCAGAACTTTTGTTGCTCATATAATTTTTATTGTAATTATTGTTTTTTAAACTTATCATTTTTTTACAATTTATTTTGTTTAGATACAATATCGTAGAAATAAGTTTTTGAGAGTTGCTATTCAGGCTTTGCGCGTTTTTATTCATTATAATATTGTAAATATCCAATTGTGTTAGGCCGTTTTTCCACAGCTCCACGATTCGTCTTTCATTTAATTTTAAAAATTCCCAAATATCACCAAATTCAGAGGCAAAAAGATTGTATGAAAGTTTTTTTAAATTATGTATACTTTTAATGTTTACAACATCGTAGTCCAGACCCCGCAAATCCTCAAGCCGTCCAGCTTCCCAAAATAAAAATCTGCCTCGACTTTTTATAAGCACCGGATGGTCCTGAGTACAAACAATCGAAGATGAGTCTGATAGGTAAATCTTAATACATTCAGCCTTTCTTTTTTCACAAAAAGAAATTTTCGGATTAAATTTAACATCTCCTTGTTTGAGCCCATTAATGTTTATGTATCCAGTAACGCGATTCCCCACCTCTAAATCGCCTACGCGCTGCAAGTTTGCTGTAGATTTAGTATAAATCTCCTCGTTTACTTCTAAACATAATTTGGAATCATGGACAACAAGAAAATAACAGTACGTCTCTTCTGGGCCACGGTCCTTGTTCTTTTCTATCATCCTATCTGCCGCAGAACTATTGATCGCTTTTGTATATTCAGTGGTAGCGATTGTAGTCCAGCGGCTACTAAAATCCCCAGCATTCTTTCTCAAATCTTTTACCAGCTTGGCTAGAGACTTATCCTGTATGTATGCTTCCTGAAGGATATTCTTTACTGGCTCACCAAGATACTCATTGGCGTTGTCAAAATTTATATTCAGGAGGGTAGACTTTATCTTGGTCTGAACATGCTCCTGCAGGCCAACTAACTGAGTCCTAGCAGATTCCTTAATTAAATCAAGCTTCTTCCGCTGTTCATCCGACAAAGTGGACAATATTCCACGAAAACGGCTACGAAATTCCTCAGGTGACATCTTTTCTAATTCTTTATCAGGAGCTATCTCTCGTATACGTCCCATCAGCCAAGCGTCCTCAATAGCCGATCCGGTCAGTTCCTTCTGGTCAAGAATTCCCTCGCGGACAAGACGAGACAGCTCTTCTGCTGACACCGAATCACTACCAGCATACTTTACGGTGATGGCAGAGTGATACTTTGTAATAATGTCAGCAATGGCTTTAAGTGCGTCTTTCGATATCACCTGCAAGCCCCCTCTCTGGTGCAGAAGGTAGGATCAGGAGAGCTACACCCACGAACAATTGTGCCTATAGGACAGACTAGAGATGCGATTAGGGGGAGGAAAAGGATTATAAGCAGTATCCAGAGCTTTTTTGACATAGTCGCTCCATTTTAGATTTTAAATACGTCTTTGGCCAGCACGGCACCTAATTCTGCGAACATTTTTTCGTAGAGCGACTTTACGTCGTCATTGAGTTGGGAAAGAGAGTCCTCAGCAAGTTGGTCAGCGTAAGCTTCCTTGCCATCAATTGCATTGTCGAGAGAGAGGGCCTTGGCAAGCAGTTCTTTGGCCTCTTCAATAGATTCGTCTGGGTCTAAAATAATTTTTACTTTTGGCATATTATTTTTTTAGAGTATACCACTCGATCTTAATTGACTTCTCTTCAGGCTCTTCATCTCCCGATTTACCATCTGAGTTGGCAGGACCGTCACTCTCGTCAGAAGGCTCGTCTTTATTTTCTTCGTCTCCGCCGTCTTTTTGCTGTTGTTTAAGCTGTTCAGCCTGCAGCTGCATTTGCTGTTGCTGCATATTCATTTGCATAACCTGCAAGATGAAGGGATTTGCGGGCATCATACAAGAAGGATCATTTATCTCTTCAAGGTCGTTGGCTGCACGAATTTCATTTACGGATTGCCAATTCATTTTCTTCAGGCTCTTTTCAATATCAAGAACCTCGTCATCCTGATCTACGTCAACGAATTCAATTCGGAACAATTCATATGCCTCTAGACTAATTTCTTTGATTACAATTTCATTACAAAAATCCTCTATGAAACGGAGTATGGGACGAAGTCCGTTGTCTTTAGATACTTGAGTTTGCTTCTCTATCTTGTTGCCACTATCTCCCAGCCCTCCGCCGCGCTCAGAGAACCAGCCTATCTCATTAGGATCAATAAGGTAAATGGCGCACAAACACTTCACCAAATAAGACATCCAGTTGGCCCATTCCATGTCCTTGTTCGTTTCTTGAAGCGGAATGAAATTGATTCCAGAAACTTCTCCACCCGTACTGATGATAGGAGTGCGCCACGCATTCTTTGTGCTCGCTACTTGATAATAGAACTGGCGTCTAAAAGCTTCCAATTGATGAACTGGAATGTCTCCCTGCAGATGTAGGATTCCCTTAGTCCCGCCGCCCTGCGTGAAGTAGTTCCTGTTCGTCGCCTCGGCAAACAAATGACTTGATACTATGTTGACAGCCTTTTCCAGAGGCGGCACCGAATACGGAGTCATCAGGTTGTTGCTGGGGGTAAATGACGTGTAAAAAAGGTCTTGTTCCGTAAAAAGAGCGGCTACACGACCCTGATGGACTTGCTTATATTTTACGAGAGAAGGATCGACGTCGGAATACCTCTCTCTAAGCTCCGCAATCCTCTCCTGCTCTTCTTTTGTGTCTGTCATCTCCTGCAGGTCGTCAAACAGCCGATCCGTGTCTTCTTGAAAACAATATCGTATTGAATCAGCGGCGACAGGAAGAAATGCGAATAGCCCACCCTCATTATCATGAATTTTTTCAACAGCAACGCAATCGAATACTAAAAGATCGTGAACCATAAGTCTGAGGAATCTGTCGAAACTATTCCTCATGTCACTCGGCCTATCTTCAGTCACTCGGCCAGTGTTCAGCAAGAATGACGTAAGATATTCTTTTATCTGCTCGACCTTCTCATTTCCTTCCATTTCTTTAGCCTTAAGCGTTATCTTGAAGCCGGTAGAATATCTGTTGGATGTCGGTCTAGCGAATAAGGCAATTTGGTTTGATCTTCTAGCAATGATAGCAGCCACTATGACGTCACGCTCGGACATCTTCCGCAGCTGTTCAAATGTGATCTGAGACTGGCGTTCTAAAAAAGAACCGCCGACTAAATCTTGCTGAGGATCATGATCTAGGGCGAGTCTTATGAACTCGCTAGGCGCAGCGCCATAGCTTTTTTGAAGAGCATTGTCAATTCCGGCAGAAACAAGCTGGACACTACCACCGATAATGCTTCCTAAAGAGCCAAAAAATGATTTCTTAGTTTCTGGATTTTCGGGCATTGGTTATTCCTTCCTTTTCAAAACAATATATCCTAGCTTTTTTAAAAGCTCAACTGCCCGGTCTTCTGCTCTTTGTCCATACGGATGACCGTGAACCCAGAGTTCCAAATTTTCAAGGCGATTGTCGTCTCGTATGCCATTTTTGTGATGAACAGATTCTCCTTTTACAAGAAGACGGCCTAAAAACTCAGACATAATAAAAACGTGTTTCTGAACATATTCGCGCTTGTCGGCGTCTGACCTGTTCGGATTGCGAATACGAACATATCCAGTATCCTTCGCTTTATATTCTCCCCCAAGCCAAGCTGGGTGGGTCGGGCCTCTGGCAAGTCTCTTTTTGATGATATCTTTATTATAACATCCACAACTTTTAGTATGCCCGCTTCGCAGGTCACTCGAAACAACGACTGTCTTTTTTCCACAGTCGCAAACACAATTCCACTTAGCCGCGCCTTTAGTGTCCCCCTGTGGGACCCTTGATGTGGCCATTAGTCTCCCAAATCTTTTTCCCATCAAGTCTATAAATTTTCCCACATTTCACCTTTAGTTTTATGCTGAAGTAAAGATTTTTGCGTTTGCTGCAGCAGCGCCGGTATTAACAAGGACAAGAGAAGTAAGCGTGCCTACCCGCTGAAGAAGAACTCCATCCTGTGTGCCAGCAGCTGAAGGCTTTACGGTAAAGTTTACATCCGTAGAGCCATTGATCTTAACCTGAAGGTCTTGATCGGTCAAAATAAACAACCACTTTTGGCTTGCTGCAGCCAGAGAAATTGTAGTGCTGCCAACCGGAAGAGATTTTGATGTAGCGTCAGGGGTCAGGATCGTTTCAGCAAACTCCTGATACCACGAAAAATTAATTTCCTGAGGATCATTGCTAGTGGCTGAATCGTCGTAAGCTAAGATTTTTACGATATATTTTCCAAAAGCCATAAAAGACCTCCCGTAAAGAGATGCCTAATAATTATATCAAATATCGCCTAAAAAATCAACTAAAAAGACCAACTGAACCCGGCTCCGCCTCCACTATTCGTGCCCTTATCCTCTTCCTCAATCATCTTTTTGAGGTCTTCTTCTGACAGCTCGCCTATGGTATGTCCAATCTTTTCAGCTACTTCGCTAATCGTCGGCGTGCCGACAGGGGCCTGATGAACCTGAACCTTGCCGTGCAGCTCGTCGAGCACCGCAGACGACAGGGAGTATCCACTCCGATAGAACATTGTAGCCAAAACGTACCGGCAGGCACCTATGGAATGGTCATTATCGTCCTCAGGAACGTCAAGGACTACCCCGTCGCTCTTCCTGATCTTATAATGATGAACCCTCATCTCGGTCTTTAGGATATTAATCGAGTGGTGGACATATAGCCTCGTCTGGGTCGTGCCGGGGGTCCTCAAGAAATTCCTTATAACGCCCGTCCCGATCTCAATGTCATTGATTACACTTCCAGACACCGACCAGTTTAACATCTTGGAATCTATAAGCTTTCTGAACTCCTTAGCTCCGCTGGGAGATTCTGGGTCAGGGAAGACCATGATCGGGCCTACGGATGGCCAACGGTTCGCGCACATAAGAGCGCATTCGGCCTCAGAGTGGCCTGTGGTCTCTATGTGGTCAATCACATACGCCCTGTCGCTACCATCTATGGCAAAAAGGAGAGCCGCAAAAGGCGCAGTAAACCCGAAATCGACGCCCAGAGCAAACCGACACCCAGCCTTAGAAAAGGCGGCTATAAGCTCTTCCTTGCTGATATCGTTTGATATCCCCTTGACTATGTCTGAATGGGGCTCGCCGTGGAAAATCTCCCACATCTGAGCGTAAGTCTTAAGATGCTTCGCTTCGTCCCAGCTAGTAAACATCAAGCCGATCTTACTGGGCTTCCTATTCAGGCGCTGGGCATTAAAAAAGTCCGTATCCTCATTTTTGAACATGGCGGCAACAGAGGCGACTGTCATAAAATAAGGATTAAAGCCTTTCTTCTTCTTCAGGTTGCCCTTACAGAAGGAGAAGATACCACATTTTCCACAACCGTCATATCCGCTACGCTTGCAGTACCCCGCCTTGTTGTGCTCCACCTTATACTGCTCGTCAGTTAGGGCGATTAGCAGGTCTGACACTGCTCCAAAATCCCCCACTTGTGCACTGCTATGTTACTATTGGGCTCGGCGGCAAGAGAAAGGAGGTCTTCGATGTTGCCGAAGGCTGTTTTTCTAGAAGAGATATAAACATTTATGCCCGGATGCTGTAACGTAGACGTTATCATGCCGTGGGCTTCGTCAAAAATCTTCTTCGGCATAAGGTCTACTTCATCGAAACAAAGAAGTCCGCCGTGATATGCGTTCACCGCGTTAAGAGTTCCGCAGGTGATAGAGAGCGTCCTTCCGCTCTTAGCCTTTGTTTCTTTCATTATGGAAGATTCTATGCAGTCAGAAAATCGAGGCAACTTTGAGAAATGCTGGACGTAGCCGTAGCATACATCTGACTGAGGCTCAGTGGCAGCAAGATGAACCTGATTCCTGTTCTTGTCAAAAAGAAGGACCAAAAATTCTAAAACGGCACAACAAAGGGTTTTCTGAGAACCGCGACTCGCCATGCCAAGAATCTTGGTCTTTGCGTCTTGAGAATTTTCAAGAACGATTTTAGAATATGCATCCCAGACAAAGCCTAAAGGAGTGCTATTTTCGTCGTCAATAGCCGTGTCGAATAAAAAGACAGGCGTACCCATTGCGACCAAAAAGACCTTTATCCAGTCTCGCAATTCTTCACGAGTCTGGGGCGGGGCGTCCCGCAAGGCCCTAAGCTGCTCATTTGTTACGCCAGATATTTTTAATAGGTCTATGGACATTTTTCTGGAATCTTCTCAACTTCCACGTCTATAACTTCCCCAGATAGAGCCCTCTCCTTTGCCTCAGCCAAAAGACTCAAAAGACTCTTCCTATCTTCGTCTCCAAGAATCTGAACTTCTAGGTTATTGTTCAGAACATTAATCTGCGTATCTGGGGTCTTCTTAAAGTCACTAATTAGCATGTACTGCGTTTCCAACAGAACCTGAGCGTCCTTGCTGGTGTGGATCATCCATATGGGCTTACTTCTAGTGCCCGCACCAACTTCCGCCATAAATACGGCAGGGTTGTTTTTGTACTCTAGATAGTCTTTTATTATCTGGTCACACAAAGCATCCGTAGCCAGCGCCCATGCCCTAATCTGCTTTTGCTTAGATGCCTTCAAAATGTCATCATAATAGTCCTTAGTAGCGGCAACTATAGCCTGCCTTCTCTCTGTCCATTTAGATCGTGAACCAAGAGCGCAAATGGTTTTAAACTTATAATCATACCCCTGCTTTGCCATCTGGCGGCGAATCTCCTCATAGGTAAACCCAGCTATCCATAAAGAAAACATGATATCGGCAACCTCAGGCGGTATTTTACACTTTTGTGCCATTATCCCCTCACAAAAATAACATTAAATGTCCACCCCTTGACAAAATCGTCCATAATGGACTGGATCGTATCTATAATTATACCTCTTCTGGAGCCAAAAATCAACGTAAAAATGCTACAGGATATTTTAAACTGAATATGCCTTTTTTCTTTCAGGACATCCAGCACGACCTTCTTGACGTGCTTGTTCTCTGCCTGCAGATAAACAATAATTGAGTTAATCTTGTAATTAGGCAGTGCTCCCGTCCCCGATATCCAGCTATCGGCATAGCGCTGGATGGACTCCAAGAAGGGGAGGTCGTTATTCTCCTTGGGCTCGGCTGGGTCAGTAATAAAGTCGAGACTAATTGACTTCTTCATAATTGCCTCGTCACATTATCTGGAATTTTATAGCACACTTCTTTAACGTGACCACAGTGCTCACACTTGTCTTCTTTTACTTTTTCAAGCTCGACGTATCCATCTATTCTTATGCCATCCTCAAAAATTCCATTTGTCTGGTCAACACAATTCTCCCATACAGGCGGACCTCCACAAACCGGGCAAGTAGAATACTCATCGACCTGCCCGCAGCCTTCTGTCCACTGATGACCGCGATCACACAACAGCTGACTATAGCCCTCGTAACTCACTTTTTCCTCCGTTTCTTCTTTACTTTCGGCGGCACGAACCAGCCGGTGTGTGCAGTCTCTTTATATTTCAGAGCTGCCGCTATTCTATCTGGATACATATCAACGGTCTTCATGACGAATCGGTTGCAGATGAAGCAGAGGAGAGACCTAATTTCCCCGGTTTTATGACAGTGATCCACGCTGAGCCTCATCTTAAACTTAGTATGGTGTTGTCCACAAATGGCACAGTTCCCATTCTGCTTAGCGAGCATCTCCTCATA